CGTTCTCAGACATGGAGGGAGAATACCAAAGAGTGTTATTGCAGAGAGAGATCCTAAAAAGATCCAAGAGAAGATGTTGAAGATAGATTACAGCTTCTCTGAGAATTGGGGGATTAGTGGTATTGATGGTGCGGGTTTTTGGTCACGGTGGTACTTGTGGAGTCATCCAAACTTTGAGGGTGTCAAGAAGTTTATGTCAAAGAGGTTTGGAATTAAAATTGTAAACTAATACTAATGATTGGTCTAGTGATTATTCCGATTGTATTTTTGGTATTTTATCTCCTATCCAAATACAAGTCTAAAATAAAGATAGACTCTGAAAAAGACAAACCACCACCTATAAACCCAAGTACCCCCGGTGTTCATTACTACGAGGAATGCGACTATGAGGGTAAACATATACACACCGATGAGGCTCCTTCAACTATAACAGGAAACTTCAAATCTGTCCGTGTTGTTGACGATTTTGACGTGAGGGCCTACAACACAGATGATGTTGAGGTATTTTTAAGGGGGCCAACCACCATCAAGTGTACATCCTTTAAAAGTATGGATATCACAAATTAGGTTGCAAGACCACGTCTTTTGAGATTGGCTTGGAGATTAGCCATAAGTCTAGCACGTGGATTATTAGCAGGTGGTGGGGGTGGTACGGGAATCACACGAATTGGTAGAGGTGGGGGTATGGTGGTGCGCACTGGTCGTGGGGTTCGTGGAGTGTTAGGTTCAGCCTCTTTTAGGACCATCTTACAAACCTTGATAAACTTCTTCGCATCTCTAGCTTGATTATCTAATGTCGGGTGAGACTTCTTCTTCTTTCTTTCAAGTTTAGCTTGAAGTTCCTTCTTGGTGAGTTTGATCCTTTTACCTTTGACATCTTTGGTCACCCTGAAGCCTAAACTTTTAACTCTTTCTTTGAGATCCATTTACTATATATCAGGAAATTATTGGTACCTGACACCAGCTCGGGTCGCTGCATCGTCAATCTCGTCAACCATTTCCCAAGCCAACATACATTCTTCTGTATTTGCATCATGGTGTTCACAAATAGTATGAGCAATGTCAAGGGCCTCGTGAAGAATCATTTTTAGACGCACTTGTCTCGTGGTGAGTTTAACGTGTTCATGAAGTGAGGGAGCTTCATACATGTGCTGTAAAGCTATACGTCTAATCTCAGATTTCTTCAATTTATTATGAATCTCATCACTGTGTTGAGCTTTAGGTCTAATCATACAAGTAGTAAGTGTCCTTATCATTAGATTACATAACATTTAAAGCTTTATAACATATAACAAGTAAATGGAATTCATTTATGAAATAGAGAATGCTTTACCAAAGCAAATATGTGAAATAATAATAAAACGTTACCAAAAAGATGACAGGAAAAGACCATCAAAAACATTTAGTGATACTAAAGATGTACGAAAATCAAACGTTTTAAATTTTTCATACTTAGAGGACTGGAAGGACGTTGATGATATCATATTTGATGTTTTTACAAAAGGTTTTAATAAATACAAAGAATATATTAAAACCCATATTAATGGTAATGGTGATGAATCTATATCTCACGCTATATGTGAGGTATTTACAGACCTATTAGATGAAGGATATTTTGTTCAAGAGTATAAAACAGGTGAGTATTACAGATATCATATAGATGATCACGCTAAAGGTAATACACCTCGTACTATATCATGTATTCTATATTTAAACACTCTAGAAGAAGATCAAGGGGGGTGTACGGAGTTTATTGGCGGTAAAAAAATTAGACCAATTCAAGGTAAATTGTTGATGTTTCCATCGGGTTGGACATATATTCATAGGGGTGCACCTGTAAAAAACAGTGGTGTAAAATACACCATTGGAACATGGGCAATTTAAAGAATATATATGTGTAGTACTAATGGAAGCTCGTGTTGCTATTACGAAAGTATTACTCCCACGTATTAGACAACTTGAACAGGAAGTGGCCGAATTAAGAAAGCAAACATGGCCATATGTTCAAGCTCAAAAGGAGGATATGGGTATGCGTGATTTAGAAGAAATTGTAGAGTTTTTCAAAGACCTGGATGATGAAACTTTGTTGAAACTCTTGAGAATGAAGAGGAAATTCTCGAGAAATCCACCAGGACTCCCGGGGAGGGAGGTTGACATTGTCATGAACCTACGAAATAATTTTTCTTAGTGTATACTAAATGAATCTCGGTCTATTTACCGCACCAGTTGTCGCTTTTCAAAAAGATAAAGATCTTGACTCAAGTACATTAATTTCGTTGATATCTTCGTGTATGTGTTGTATGATGATGCTTTACGGTGGTATGAAAGCACCTATGAAAAGTCCACCAATGATGATGGGTATGCTCGTATGTTGTCTATGTAGTATCTTCTCCACTACGATGGTAGGTACAGATACTGCACACCGATTTAGTCGGTCTGAATAATTAGAAAAAATCATCTGTTCTGTACATAGTAACATTGAATGAACCAGTTTTACCAGTCACTGAGACTGCTTCATTTCCATATAGTTCCTGGCATCCAATGTCCTCCATACAATCACGCGAGTCGTGACTCACTGGGAGAGGGTATAGGTTTTCACCACCAGTTGTGGTGTAGTAATTATAGCGGTCACGGCGTCCTCTGACTTCTTTACCGTAGAGGGGTAGGGTCTCATCACCGTCACCTATGAGGACGCCCATCTGCTGCATATGACCAGGTTTGTATTGCTTGATAGGTGCTTGTCTAAACTCCCGACTATGGGGCCTCTCTTGACGTTCCATAAATCTTGGTTGAACCGGCATCACAGGAACGGGGACGTCTACTGGAACTTCAACTAATTTAGGATTTTGGTACATGTACCCAACTATAAGTATGAGAACAATGAGGGCAACCCATAGGATTTGAGTTTTTGTTTTGTTCTTAATCTTCATTACTATAGTTAAGGAAAATCTTTTATATAAAGATATGAGGGTACTCGCCATAGATATTGGGTACCACAATATGGGTCTCGTGGTCGCCGAGTGTGGGAATGGACCAAAGATTGATGTGAAGTATATAAAGAAGGTAAGTTTAGAAGACTATAAATATATTCAAACAAATGGTATAGTTGACCTCGTACCCCTTATGGTGGATGATCATAGAGATATATTTGATAGTGCAGATACAATCTTAATAGAGAGACAACCACCGGGTGGTTTTACAAATGTTGAGGTACTTTTAAATTACATGTTCAGAGATAAAGTTGTACTTGTTTCACCTGTGAGTATGCATGTTCATTTTGGTATGAGACACCTAAACTACGACGAGAGAAAGGATAGGACTGTAGAAATAGCCAGTAAACACATGAAAGAAGAGATTCCTTATGAGAGGAAGCATGACATAGCAGATGCATTGTGTATGATTTTGTATCATAACTTTAAGATATCAGTTCACGTGTTTGATCAGTTTAAATATTCACCTAAAGTATAATGCCAACCACAAAACAGATTCAGAGTGCGCGTAAAAAATTAAAACCCACTCCCAAACCTAGAGGTAACAGTCCAAAGATACCATCAGCTGCTTTACTCAGAATTATCAAAGCAGATCCTACCGTGCGTCGTAATAAGGAGTTTATGAAACGTGTTCATGAACTCACGCGGAAGAAGTAGACTTCTTCTTTTTCTTCTTTTTATCCCGGATAATCTCTAGAGAGTTTACAATCTTCTCTAAAACTTGAGACATATTGTATGTACCTGGGTTATTCATATACTCCCTGAGCTGATCAATATTATAGTCTATAGAGTTCTTCTCACCCTTAATCTGCTCATTGAGAATTACCATACGTCCTTTAGTCTCCTCAATTATTTCTTCAAACTCATCTTTCTGGGTGGTAAAATCTTCATCAAGTTTATTGGTCGTTTGAATAAGATATTGATACTGTTTTTTTAGTATTTCCCTCTTAACATCAGACTTCGCCATCATGATACGCCTATCAATGAGATCAGCAGATTTCATGTAATTTGTTTCCAATGTATTTTTTTGAATACAAAGGCGACCGAGATTTTGTTCGTGCTGTTTGTATTCGTAAAGAGATTTACTCATGTTATATCTACTACTAGTTCAAAATCTTTATATCATTTAGGAACCAGTTTTTTGAAGTCGTCAATAAACACATCAAAACGTCCGAGACGATATTGTACAACAGCCCATAACGCGAAAAATACTGTTTTTGTGAGATTATTTACATCGTTGTCTTCCATCTTATATATGGGGCTCACAACCCTATGCATAAAAGTCTCTTCCTTCTCCTGACCAGTCACATACATCTCAGCCTGAGTTAACGCACATGTATCGTCATTTACAGACCAATGATAAAATAAGAATGGGATGAGTATCGAATAAAACTCTAGGTTGCGCCTGTCATTTGTGAAAGGAATCACGAGAATGGCTATGAGAAAAACAAGATGAATCCAAAATATTATATTCATCTAGTATAAGATGAGTGTAGAAAATTTTAGCGGTATGTCTACATCAGCTCTGAAAGAAAAAGAACTCGAGCTAAGGGAAAACAGTTGGAATGATCAGCATGAAAATATATTACGTCAGTGGGGTGAGGCGTCTGGGTGTTATAGGTTCATGAATCACAGGGCGTACCTCATGTACAAGTCATTATCAATGCGGTTTACTTTGCCTGTTATTGTTCTCTCAACTCTTACTGGTACAGCGAACTTTGCGCAAGATCAATTTCCAGAATCAGTCAGAGGTGCAGTTCCATCTATCATTGGTGGTCTTAACTTGATTGCTGGTCTCGTAGCGACGATTTCAAATTTCTTAAAGATTAATGAGTTGATGGAGAATCACAAGGCGGC